GTACATGCAAGAGGTTGTTACACAGGGTACAGAGCTACCACCCACTAAAGGCGGTAAACTCCATACTTGGCGCGATACACTGTTGTTTGTAACAGAAAAGTCTTTCTCAAACACTACTGAAGTGCTCAGTGAACCGTTACCGGGAGATGCCAATGTTAATTGAACTTAAATGGTTATCTGGTCCGGGTGACTCAGGTAAGACCGAGATCTGGAGAGCGGACGCACATTTCGTCGATGTGACTGAAGCAAAGCTTATCGCGACCGTAGACAAAGGTGTAACAACTTATATTGACGCGGACGTTGATCAAGGACAGGTATATTTCTATCGCTTTAGATCTGCATTGGGTGACCTACGTGGTCCATTGTCTAAAGAGTTTGAATTTGAGGCTAACCAATTTACTGGACCCGGTCCTCAGCGGATAACCTTTGGCGACGAACACTTCGGATATTATGGCGAGTTTCCAAGTGATCCAACCATCGTACCTTCACTCAATCAAGTCAGGGCTGTACTCGGCCTAGCGCCGATCGATGAAGGTGAGAATCCTGCGATACTCCACAAGTTTGCAATCGGCGGTCGTATCCGCGGTATCCATACGGCACCACTGGCCAGTGGGGAAGAGATAGCTAGAGATAACCCTTTACTAACTCCGTTGCTGGAAGGTGGTTTCGCTACCATTACTTTAGGATTACACCGCTGGGCTGTTATCCTCCCATCGGTTGGACATTCTCAAAGTACTGAACCTACCATCGAACACTTCCCAGGTGAGCTTCGTTCTATGCTTGGTGTAGTGACCGATATGTACTCGCGGGTAGAAGATGCCACCACAGGTAACAACACTGGTAATCGATTACTTCCGGCTACAGGTCAAGTATCTTTCTTTGACCAGATCGATTCTCGGTTCGGCATCGGTATGAGGTGGATTGCGTCATCGGACCAGCTTGCTAATAATGTATCCACCGTAATCGATTGGACACAGGCTAATGGCCCACCGCCACTGCGTCCTAAAGAACTTCATATCGAAGACGTCGATTACAATGATATCAATGAATGGTACACTACCATTATTTGGCCTGTGATCATTTACACTGGATTGGTTGGACCTACGTAGAGGACATCGTTAATGCGTATTGATTTAACGAACTATAATGCTACACCTACCAGTACGTTCCGTATCTACCGTAGTTACGAAACCTTTACTGAAAACAAACTGCCACCATTACTGGCGGAGATCCCAGCAACCGCTACGGAATATCTGGATAATACAGTCGAGCTTAATCGCCTAGCTTATTATCGGATCAGTGTGGTACATAATGCATCTGAAATCGTAGGTCCACTTTATATTACGATGAAGAAATATTACACTGGCCCACAAGTTGATCCAGCACGTTCTGAACCTGATACGATCTTACGCGGTGACGCTCGTGCAGGTCGATATGGCACACTACCCATGGCGGCGGTTTACCCATCATCTCAGATCCCTGAGGACTTCCCGACCTTAACCGTCATTGAAGGTGTAGATGTTGACGCCACTAATGTGGAGAAGTGTATTTTAGGTGATCGTATCTTGTTCATCTCGGATGAGCCAATGTACCTAGGTTCGCTAGAGGACCTATACAACGTAGGTATGTTGTTTAACAACGGTGACGGCGATGGTAAAAGTCGTATGACCACCGAGTTGTACGACTCGATCACTACTAAGGTTCAACAGGGTAAATTGATCCATGCCAATGGGTTTACGTATCGACCACGACTGATTACAGAATCTGAGTTTCAGCAGATCTATACGAAACTCTACCCTAGTTCAGTTTTGGGTGGTAGACAGGAATGTGTCATCGCTAACTGTATCCCACACACTCGTGAAATGATCCTACTGCCAACTGCTAAGGTTGGAGCTACGGGTAACATAACGGGTAATCTCAACGGTACAATGAGTGTTACGGATTGGGTTAGTAAACGTCCGCTGTTATTGATCTTAGAATTGGTGAGTCGTAGTGACAGTGCCTTCCCGGATGTTGATGGCGAAATTAAACCAACATTACCGGAAGACCGGATGATGTACTGTGGGGGCGAGCTTGTAAATGGACGAGTGCATTTCTTCGGTGGGATCTATTCGACCTTTACCGAAGGTATGGAAGCAACAACTCGGCACATTAGTTTTGACCTGAATGGTGAAGACGAACAAGTCCATGCACCAATGCCGGTGGGCGTTTATAAACAGATTACCTGGACCCATAACAACAAGATCTATAGCTTCGGTGGCGTGAAGAAGATTGGGAACACTGAGTGGAGTTATCAAGAACTCTACAATGATGTTCAAGTATGGGAAGATGATGGTACACCTGAAGGTAAATGGACTATACTCACCTCTAATGCGACTTATGGTTTTGATGGTTGCGGCACTGTTTATTACGACAGTGCACTCGATAAAACACTGATCCTTGTTTTTGGTGGGTACACCCAAATTCAACCGGGCGTTCCTAATCGTTACTTCTATGCCGACGTCGATACATTTGATGGGACCTTCACCCAAGCTCCGTCATATATGACTGGCTATGCGGGTGGTGCCGCCCTCACTACTTACGACGGATACATGTTCGAGGTAGCGGGTACATACGCACCTAACGGATACACTAACGGTGCACGTAGACAGAAGTTACCGATCAACCCACCGTCAGCACTGTACATGCAAGAGGTTGTTACACAGGGTACAGAGCTACCACCCACTAAAGGCGGTAAACTCCATACTTGGCGCGATACACTGTTGTTTGTAACAGAAAAGTCTTTCTCAA